AGCGAAATCGACCGGACTGAAAAAATAATCGGTCTGGGTCAGTTTTTGCGTGACGGGCGGGGCGGGTTGTGTAGATTGCGGGGACTGATTGGAGAGATGAAATGACAGATTATTATCGCTGGGTTGATCCGTTTTCGGAGATCGAACGCGCCAACCAAAGAGCTGCGCAGGCCCGAGAAGACGGTCGCAATGATGTTCTCGAATACGAGTATCGAAACCCCGGCCTCATTCAGCACGCTATTGACAAACAAGCATATAAGCTTGCTGAGCGTGTGGTTGAGGAGCAAATCCGGCCCACATTTTACGACGCAATGCACCAGAAACGTATTCGCGATGCCAGCCTAGAGATTCTGTCGTTCACACCTCTTCGCCACATTCTTCCTAGGGTCGAGAGCAAGGTAGTATCTCGCCCCGTATTCGATGTTCAGGAGCGAGACTTTGGGGTGATGACTGAAATCCATATGAAGCCATTTCGGTACGCCATCGCGGAGCGCCTCGCATGACCCGCCTTCAATTCCTAACCTTCCTAGCCGCCGAAATCAAAAAGCGTGGCGGCGTCGAACGTGCATCCGGCTCATGGAATATCCAGCCGGGCAATATCAAGGCGGTGGCAGAGGGTCGAATTCAGCCAGGGCCGCGACTTCAAAAGCTGCTTGGCGTCACGAAGACGGCTGGTGGTGATTGGGTGGTGTTGTGACCCCCCAACCCTACGCAACGTCCCTGATCTACCGGGGACACACGCCACAGAGCGTCAAGCTGGCGACGGGGTGTGATGTATCGAGCCTCACGTCCAGGCGAGCATTCGACCCGGTAAATCTGAAATCGCCCATGTGGTCTGGTGGGGAAAAACTAGGTCCGCCGATCTACACACGATATGAAAAGATCATGGCCGATGTGGATTCGATGGCGTTCAAATACGGGATCACGCGCGCGGACATTCTCAGCCGAGACCGGAAACGGAAATATTCCTGGCCGCGTCAGGAGGCGTATTTCATCCTCCATCGTAAACACGGCCTGTCTCTACCTCGGACGGGTCAGATCATGGGGCGCGATCATTCGACGGTCCTGCATGGAGTGAGACAGCACGAGGCGCGCAATGCCCTGTGATAGCTGTGATCGGCTAAAGCGTCAGGTTCGCGAGCTTAAGGAAGAGATCGCCGAATGGGATCGCACGGAAAATAACGAGTCATTGGCCGATAAGCTTCGCCTTCGGTTCCGTCTGCGGCCTCAGGCGGCGTACACTCTTGCCGCCATGATCGAGCGACCAGGACGCGTTTTCAGCAAGCAGGCAATTATCCAGCATATCGGATATGACGGATCGCCAATGGAAACGAAGCGAGACGGCGAAGATCAGTCTGTTCGCACGAATATTTCGTGGGTTCGGTCTGGACTTAAGTATGCGGGACTCGATGTTGAGGTCAGGAATATCCACGCGCAGGGGTATTTGATTTCGAAAGAGGACGCGGAGAAGGTTAGGGCGTTGCTGTGAGCATCGTCCTGAGGCCCGACCAATCCAAAGCCGTCAGTGATATGCGCGAGGCCCTACGCATTCATGACAGCATCCTGTTTCGCGGCCCGACCGGCGTAGGCAAGACCGTGATCGCCAGCTACATGGCCCAGCAGGCAACCGCACGTCGCAAGCGGGTTATCTTTGGCGTCCATAGGGTCGAGCTTGCCCTACAGACGGCCAAGACATTCGACCAGTTCGGGATCAAATATGGATTCATTGCGTCTGGTCGTCCGTCGAACCCGTTTGCCATGGCGCAGATTGCCAGCGCCGATACGCTGAGGAACCGCTCCGCTTTGCTGAAAGACTGTAGCCTGTTCGTTCCTGACGAGAGCCATTTGTGGGCGTCGCGGACACGCTCAGGACTGATCCAGGCGGCAAAGGATGCGGGCGCAAAGATTGTCGGACTAACTGCCACCCCTGAACGCCTAGACGGCAAGCCGCTGGATATGTTCGATGCTATCGTTGAAGGTCCATCAGAGGCGTGGCTGATCGAAAACGGCCACTTGTCGCGGTATCGTGCCTATGCGCCGGTTCGCCCTGATTTGTCGGGTGTGGGGTCTCGCATGGGTGACTATGTTCCCGGCGATCTTGAGGAGCGATTCGACAAGCCCGCGATCCACGGTGACGCGATCCAGGCATGGCGGAAATACGCAGCGGGCAAGCGAACGATGGTGTTCGCGATCTCTCGCCAGCACGGACAGCACGTCACCGACGCTTACAACGCGGCGGGTATTCCGGCTGTCTATATAGACGGAAACACGCCTCACGGCGAACGTCGCGCGAGGATTGAGATGTTCGCCGATGGGCGGGCGATGATCCTAGTGTCGATTAACTTGGCAATCGAGGGTTTCGATCTTTCGGCTCAGGTCGGGCGCGATGTTCCGGTTCAGTGCGTTCAGCTTCTGAACCCGACTAAATCATTGCCGCGCGCGCGCCAGATGATGGGCCGGGCGCTCAGGAAGAAGCCTGATGAGGCGATCATTCTGGATCACGTCAACATCATTATGAACTCGGATGGAACCGTGAACCACGGGTTCCCCGATGACGAACACGAATGGACGCTTGAGGGTCGAAAAGGTCAGCAGGAGGGCGTTCCGTCGTTTGACGTGAGCCTGTGTTCTGACTGCTTTGGGTCGTACCGGGCCAGTCTGCCCGCCTGTCCTTACTGCTCGTCGGAGCGGACGGTTAAGCCCCGCAAGGTCGAAGAGATCGAAGGCGAACTAGCGGAAATCCAGAAGTCGAACCAGAAACGCCAAGAGATGCGATCCGCCCGCGACCTATCCTCCGTCGCCCGCCTAGCCGTCGAGCGCGGTTATGCCCCCGGTTGGATCGCCCAACGCATGAAAGCGATAGGCCAGCGTTCACCGTCATTCTCAGAAATCCACCACGCCATGAACGACGCCCGAAATAAGGTGTTGACTGTGTGACCGGACACGGTATGGTGTGGGTAACGGCGATGGAGCCGGGTGATTGACCTTGGAGGGTCCGATGCAAACTTTCTCCGCTACCGACTACGCTATCCGCGCCGCGAGCGCCTCCCAGACCCTGCGTCTGGTCGAGCGCCCTTCGCGTTTTGGCAGCACGACCGTTTCTATCGAAGACGCTGTTGGCGTCATCGAAGTGGCTGACGATATGTCTGCTGCACGGGCTCGCGTTGAACAATGCGCTCATGAGCGTCGGCTGTGAGCGGTCTTTTCGTTATCGTTGAGCGCGATAAAATCGGCGTTGGGCTGGCGCGATCTGGCTTATCTCTGATTGAGGCGGATCGAATCCGCTATCAGTTGGCGCGAGCATATCCGCTTTCCACATACACAGTTGAGCCGCAACGGATGGTCGGTCGCGGACATTCGCGGCGTGTGGAGTATCCCGCGCCGTGACCGCCACATCAAACGCCTCCCGCAAATCCGCCGAACGCCAGCGCAGGAAGGAGGCGGGGGAGGTGCGGGTTGAGGTTTGGTTGAAACCCGAAGCGATAGAATGGCTTGAGACCGTGATGAACGGTCAGTTAGGCCCGACACAGGCCATTTCATACGCGCTATTCCGTGCCGCAAAACTATGATCCTCCTCATAACCGGCTCCCGCACCTTCTGCGAGGCCACGCCCGGTCGTGAGCGCGACGAATACATGGCCGAACGCGTGGCGTTGGGGTTTGCGCTGGATATGATCGGGCCTGCCTCGATAGTCGCGGCGGGAGACATGGGGGCGACACGTTGGGCGCGCATCTGGGCTGAGCGTCGGGGCGTGGATGTGACGGCAGGGATGGCTGATTCTGCCATCGTGTTCCCTGGCGGACATACTCCGACTGATATTCCGATATATCAGGCGTCCATCACATGACTCCCGCCACCGCCCTCACAAACCAAATCCGAGCCGCGACCTCAAAGATTGGGGCGCGGCTTTTCAACACGCACGTCGGTAAGTTCTGGGCTGGGCGTGTGGTTGGCAGGCTGACGAACGGGGACACCGTTCTACGCAACGCCAGGATCGTTAATGTTGGCGTCAAGGGGCAGTCAGACCTCAACGGCTGGATTCCGGTCACGATAACGCCTGAGATGGTCGGGACAACCGTGGCCGTGCGCGTTGAGATCGAGGTCAAGACGACTGACCGGCCATCGCCTGAACAACTCGCCTGGATAGCAGCCGTCATAAAAAACGGCGGTCGTGCCGGGATTGCACGAACCGCCGAGGAGGCTGTTAGAATATGCAGCGGACTACAGGACTAGCCCGTTCTCCACCGTCGCTGTCTGACCTTCTGGCCTCGGTACGGTCGAGTATCCAGACTCGAACTTCTTGCCATTCTTCACCACAACCATGAACCGGCCATCCCTCGTCGGCGTGCATGATTGGACTGTGCCGGTAAAGATCATAGGAAGTGCATCAGGTCGGATTGTAGCCCGATCTGACCCTTTCGATCAGCAGCGCGTCTGGCGGCTTCAAGAAGGACAGCCACTGAGAGCCAGTGACCATCCTTCCTGATCTTGCCAAACTGATATGCGTTGCAGCCGATTTCTGTGCGCACGTCGGATAGGTTGACGCCCCGCGACTTGATCTCTTTGAGGATGAGTTTGGGGGTTAGCATCAGAATGGGATGTCCTCGTTCAGGTCGTATTGCTGTACGGGTTTCGCCTCAGACGACGAACCGCCGCCGCCAGTGTCGGACTGTTTGCCGCCCTGCAACGTCACGTCGTTCACGCGAACGGTGAAATATGTCTTGCCCTCATACTCGCGCTTTCCGAAGTCGCCTGACACGGTAACCGACGATCCTTTCGTGAGGTACTGCGCCAGACTTTCGCCGCGCTTACCCCAGATAGAACAATCGAAAAACAGGGTCGATTTTTCCTTTGAGGATCGGTCGTCAACGGCGACGGAAAAGCCCGTGACCTTATCGGAACCGGCGTCGCGGATTACGGCGTCGCGCGTGAGGCGACCGGCGATGGTGATGGATTTCATTTTGGTAGTCCTAAAAAAGACCGTACCCAGAATCGGGGCGGCCACGTTTTTCGATTTTCTCCAAAGAGTCTGCGATGCGCTCAAGTTCGTCGGAGATTTCACGCAAAGGGTGGGTTTCGTCCGTAGCTGGCTGAAGTGCAAACCACATAAACGCCTTTACGATTAGGGGAACATTATCATCCGGCCAATCCCTGACGATGCTGTCCATAATCTGTTTTTCGATTGGCTGTTCCGCCATGCCCTTGACCTTTCTTTCCGCATGGCGCTTTATGCTGGCCCTTGCGTCTGAAAAGACCATACACAAGATTTCCGGGCAAACAAGTGACCTTCAACGAATGGATCGACGGGCGTACTGTCGCTAAAATCGCCGCCACCACTAATCTACCGGTGAACACAATATATAGTTGGCGTCATCGTGGAACCATACCACGGAATGCGTGGCCTGCGATCATTCTTGCCTTTGCGGAGGTCGGCCTTAACGACCTGCTGGCGATGGAATCCGCTTCCGGCGCTAAAAAATGAGCGCTTCGACCATAGATGATTCAGTCATCTCCGAAATCAAATCCAAGGTCCGTCCATCCGACCTGATCGGGCAGTTTGTCACGCTGAAGCGCAGCGGGAAAGAGTACGTCGGGCTCTCGCCGTTCAGCAAGGAAAAAACACCTTCGTTCACCGTCAACGACGACAAGGGGTTTTATCATTGTTTCAGTAGCGGCAAGCACGGCGACGTGATCGACTTCCTGGTGGAGTCTCAGGGCATGGCGTGGCGTGATGCTGTCGAGAAGCTGGCGACCGACACCGGGACGCCTCTCGCTCCTGCGAAGCCCGCGCCGAAACCGACAATCGTATGTCATTACGACTACGAGGACCAGACCGGAAAGCCCTATCTGCGCGTCACTAGGCTTAGCGATAAATCATTCCGGCAATCTCACTGGAACGATATTGACGAGTGCTGGCAGTCTGGAAAACCATCTGGCCCGACCATCCCTTATCGCCTCCCTGACATCCTAACGGCTCCAGATCAGATCATTCATCTGGTCGAGGGCGAAAAGGCTGCCGACTACTTGGCGGGTCAAGGACTGCTGGCGACCACGGCTCCAGGCGGCGGTACAGCTTTCCCCTTGGCGGACGACTTCGCTGTTTGGTTCGACGGTCAGCGCGTACGAGCCTACCCTGACAACGATGCGACGGGCAGGAAATGGGCCGAACGGGTCGCGCAACGTCTGCCTCATGCGGAAATCGTGTGGTTGCCGGATCAAGCACCGAAAGCGGGCGCGGACGACTGGCTTCAGCGCGAGGGCAAGACGGTTGACGATCTGATTGGGGCCGTATCGGTCTCTTCCGATGAGTTCGTGCATGAATCCACGACCCTCCCCACCACCCCTATATCCCGCATCGCGGCCACGCCTTTCGAGTGGATCGACCCAAGCCTTATCCCACCGCGCGAGTGGCTTTACGACGCGCATCTGATCCGTAAATTCGTGTCCATGACCGTCAGCCCTGGCGGTCTGGGCAAGTCATCGCTTGCCCTTATCGACGCCATGTCCATGGCCTCAGGTCGAGCTCTATTCGCTGATTCCGTAATCCACGAGCCCGACCCATTGCGCGTCTGGTACTGGAACGGAGAGGACCCGAACGAAGAAACGCGCCGTCGTGTTGTGGCTGCCGCCCTACACTACAATCTTAAGCCTGCCGACTTCGCATCGCGGCTGTTCACTGACTCTGGACGTGAACAGGCCCTCATCCTTGGCTCAATGGTCAAGGGTGAGATCGACCTGAACGAGGACTTCTTCACCGATCTGGAAGGGGAGATTATCGCTAACCGGATCGACGTTCTTATTATCGACCCCTTCGTGTCGGCTCACCGCATGGGCGAGAATGACAACAACGCCATCGACGCCATACTGAAGCGTCTCGGCAAGCTGGCTGAGCGGTGCAACTGCGCTGTCGAGATCATCCACCACGTCCGCAAGCCCAGCCAAGGCAGCACCGCCAAGACTGAGGTCCATGACGCTCGTGGTGCATCGGCCCTGATCGGTGGTGTCCGTAGCGCCCGGGTCCTAAACGTCATGGACGACAAGATCGCAGACGCGGCCTTTATCGCCCGAGACCTAAGGGAGCGTTATTTCTCCGTCATCGACGGCAAGGCCAATATGTCACTCAAAGACCCCAACGGACGTTGGCGGTTCCTCGAATCCGTCTGCCTTGGAAACCAGACCGAGACCCGAAAGGCCGATAACGTCGGCGTCGTCACCTACTACAAGCTCCCAGACGCAGCCCGTCTGGTCGAGGACCTGTCGAGCGCCGAGGACGAGATGCGCCTCATCCTGAGCCAGGACGACACGTGCAGGCATTGGGGCGGCAAGAACAAGAAGCCCGCCAACTGGCTCGGTCATCGGATCATGGACGCCCTCAATCTGCACGACAACGAACACGAGGACGCCATGCAAAAACTCATCGTCGGGTGGCTTCAGGACGGCTCAATCATCAAGCGGTCGGTCACTGAGGGCGGAAATCGCGTCACCTTCCTTACACTCGCGATCCAGCCGTTCTCCGCGCCTCAAACCCCGGATATTTCAGACGGGGACGTGCCTTTCTAGCCAAAGTGTAAAGAGAAATCTTTAGACTTTCTTTGTACTTTATACACTTTCAGAAAAATAAGCGGTCTGGCATGGGTTGACACGAAAGTATAAAGACCCTAACGCTTAGCGCCAGCGACACGCGTTAGGGTAAATCTTTACACTTTGGCGTGTCACCTGCCCTGCCGCCCTGACTGCTTAGACGCAAACCGGACGACTAGCGCACCGGTCAAGACGGACCTATAATCACCCCATGACCGATCTAACCATCATCCCGACCGTCGAGACGCGCCAGCGCGGACGCCCTTCAAAGTATGATGAAGCGTATTGCGATGCCGTGATTGAGGATGCTCGCCTCGGTTTTTCCTTAAGTGCCTTCGCGGGAGGTATCCAGGTTGACCGCGACACGATCACGGAATGGCGGAAAGTGCATCCCGAGTTCGATCAGGCTTGCAAGATCGCCAAGCTGGTTCGGGCGCGTATGCTGGAAACCGACATGATCAAACTGGACATTCCGGCCCCCGCTATGAACGCGCGAAAGCTGGCCCTGGCGAACTGCGCCGAGGACGACTGGCGCGATCAGTCCACGCTCAAACACGTCGGCGGCGACCCCGAATCCGGTGACAAGCCCATTCAGGTGACGCGGATTGAGTTGGTGGCTCCTGGGGTGTGCGGGGAGGGTGAGTGATGGAGGTGTGTGCGACGACGCTGTTTGGTTGTCCCGCCGTGTTGTTCATGGATGGCGGGCGCAGGTGGCCGATTTTGCTGCCTGAGGTAATAACCGATGGAGGTCTTAGGTGGATGGTCGATATGGCAAAGACTCAACTAATGGAGACTAAGTGATGGGTGTTCCGATGGCGTTTGGCGACAGTAAGGCGTATTGGAAGACTCAGGTCGTAAGTGGCGTCAGCATCCAGACTTACCGCCCACCTGTTACAGACGCCCAAGCTCTCGTGACACGCAAGGCTCACGGCGTCATTCAGGATCGCGGATTCGGTGGGTCTGAGGCTCGACCTAAGAGTCGGCGGTATAGACGCACCACGGAACCCCACCCACCCGAACCCGTTGACCCCGCATGACCCTCCTCATAACCACTCTCGTTGTCCTAATCCTGATCGGCCTCGTCGCCTGGCTGATGGACCGCTCGCCGTTTGATCCCATGATCCGGTGGGCTGTTATCGCGATTGCCGTTGTGGTGGGCGTGGTGGTGATTGCGAGCCGAGCCGGTCTGGCGTGAAATAAATCGACACCGCCCCACCGATTAGCGCTTGCATCCTCCGTCCCGTTGCGGGATAGTGTTCTCACAGAGATGGAGAGAACGAGATGACTAGCAAAGAAATCAAAGCGGCTCTGGGTTTGGTTCGGGTTCGTATGTTTGCCCCGAACTACATTCGGGTTTGCACTCTGAACGGTTCGTCGGTCGCTCCGTTTGTCGCTGCTGCTGAGGCGCTTGGCTTCAAGGCCTACATCAACCAATCGCACGAAATGTTCCTTCATGGATGAGCGCAGCATTTCGGAGCGGTTGGCCGTGTTCGGGATTGAGCATGAGTCAGGATCAGACGGACGCAGGTTCATTCGATGGCAAGGAAAGTCGCTAGGGCAGATGGATTCCGCTCAAGCTGAGAACCTTTTGGCCCTTATCGAAATAAACAAACCGACAATGGTTCGGGTGGAGGAATGGTGATGAAGATTTTTAGGTCTGAGCGTCTAGACCAAGGCGCGCCCAACATCAGCTGGGACAATAGTTCCATGCCGTTTTTCCCTGAGGGTGTTTCGCTTTATGGACGAGTTATGTGTCTGTTGGGCTACCACTTGCCACAGGAGCGCCGTACAGGCCCCGACCACGTGATGGGTAACGGAAATAAGTGCGACTTCAAGCTTCGTGACCAGTGCGGTCGCTGCGGTTCTCTCCTGTGACTCCCGCCCAATACCAATCCGCCCTAACCACCCTATCCCTAACCCCCGACCAAGCCGCTATCTGGCTGGGTATCGGTCGCTCTACGGCGTATCGCTATCTGAAGACGGGGTGTGAGGGGGCGGTGGCGCGGTGCCTGGAGGTGGGGGTAGCGATAGTGACAGTGCAGACGTGGCATATTGGGGATGACGGAGAGGAATGGTTTCCGATGTGCGACGAAATTGGCGCATACGTCCGCCACTCCGACCTAACCGCCGCTGTGGGGTTGCCGGGATGAGTGTTGCAGATTTTTGGATAACCATGCCTTACTCAAGGACAAAAGAAAAAACAATTTCTTGGCTCTCTAGATCGGTCTCGTTCGGACTCCCGGCTCACCTGCCGACCTTTCGATCTAAGCTTAAGCCTATGGTTTGGCATTACGGACCAATCAGCAGGAACAGAACAGCGGAACCATCCACCCCCTGACCGCGTTCCCCCATCTAACGCCGCTCAGGAGCCAACATGACCGACCGCAAAGAAATCACCCCCGAACAAGCCCAGGAAGTGATCGACAAGCACGAGGACGCCATCAACCCCAATGGTCTGGCGTCTGAGGTCGATCCGTCGTCCGGTATTGTCATGAAGGCCCAGCCGTTCGATAAGTCCGTGCTGACGTATGACCCCGAAGACGTGGAGTACGACGAGGAAGCGCGTAAGGCCGCCGAGAAGTCGCGGAAAGAGGCCGACAAGGCGAAGTAGGTCCGACCCCCAACCGAACACTAGCCCCGTTCCTTGATTGGAGCGGGGCTTTTGCTTATGGTGGTGGGATGGAGACCCAGACAGAATGCGGATTGGAAATCGTCTACGACATGAGGCGAGACGAGTTTATCGTTGTATTCCCAACGGATGTCACCACAGCGGATAAACGCAGGCAAAGAATGATCTCTGGGATAGGGTTCGGCGGTGGGTGCCCGCGTCAATCCATGGCTAGGCTTCTGCATTGACCACCCACCAAATCACCCTGCCGCCCAAGCTGATCCCCGTCTTCTCGGGAAAATCTCGATACCGTGGCGCATACGGTGGTCGCGGGTCAGGCAAGACGCGAGGGTTCTCGCTCATGACTGCCGTGCATGGTGACATCTGCGCGTCGGCGGGCAAGTCTGGCGTGATCCTGTGCGCCCGTGAGTTTCAGAACTCGCTGGACGACTCGTCATTCGCTGAGGTCGTGCAGGCGATCCGATCTGATCCCTACCTGATCACGCGCTATGAGATCGGCTCGACCTATATCCGCCATGTATCGGGAAGGGTCGAGTATCTGTTCCGTGGCCTTAGGCACAACAAGGAGAGCCTGAAGGGTATCGCGCGCATCCTCCTGGTCTGGGCCGACGAGGCTGAACAGATTCAGGAGGATAGCTGGGCGATCCTAATTCCGACCGTGCGTGAGGATGAATCCGAAATCTGGCTGACCTGGAATCGCGGGTCTGAGAAGTCGGCGACCAACCAACGGTTCATCGTCAACGCCACGCCTGACATGAAGATCGTGGAGATGAACTGGAGCGACAATCCGTTCTTCCCCAAGGTGCTGAATGATGAGCGCCTGAGGGACATGGAGGCGCGCCCAGACGACTACGGTCACGTTTGGGAAGGACAGTATAAGACGATCTTCAAGGGGTCGTATTACGCGCGGTTCCTTATCGAGGCCGAGAAGATGCAGCCGGTCAGGATCACGACGGTCCCGCGCGACCCGCTGATGACAGTCAGGGCGTATTGGGATATTGGCGGGACCGGAGCGAAGGCAGACGCCACAGCGATATGGATCGCGCAGTTCGTGGGCCAGAATATCAACTGGCTGGATCATTACGAGGCCGTGGGTCAGCCGCTTGCCACGCACGTCACATGGCTTCGCCAGAACGGGTATGAGGACGCCCTGTGCGTTCTGCCTCACGACGGTCTGAACCACGAGAAGATTTACAAGGTCACATACGAATCAGCCCTGCGTGAGGCCGGTTTCTCAGTGCGCACGATCCCAAATCAGGGCGCGGGGGCCGCTATGGCGCGTGTCGAGGCGGCGAGGCGACTGTTTCCGCGTATGTGGTTCAACGCCGCAACAACGCTGCCGGGCCGCGTCGCGCTGAGGTCGTATCGAGAGAAGTGGTCGGAGGATCGCAACATTGGTCTGGGTCCGCTGCATGATTGGGCGTCTAACTCGGCGGATGCGTTCGGCTTGGGGTGCATCGATTGGGAAGAGCCTCGCGTCGCCCGAAAATCGGTCAGTAAGGGCCGTCCATCAGGGTCTTGGATGGGATGACGTTATCGTGTAGGCTGTCTGCGCGGTAACGGAAAGACTGGCCCATGAGCGTTGTTGGTAAGTCCCTGGCGGACACTCGCCCCATTGAGGTGGCTCAGCCTGTCTTAAACGCAGGCAGCGTCAATCCGACTACGGGCGTCGTTACTGCCCCTACGGGTGGGTCGTCCACCGCACCGACGTTCGTAACGGCGGCTCAAGGTATTCCGACATTCAGCCTGATTACGGTGGCTGCGGCCACGGCGGGCGATCTGCTGACCGCTGACGCCAATCGACGCGGTGCGCGGCTGCTGAACTACACGGCGGCTCCGATCTACTTCTGGCCCACTGTGAATGGCGCTACGCCGCCGTCTGGTGCGCCTGCTGATGTGGTCCCAGCCGCTGCATCCGGGTTGCCGGGTCAGTATGAATTCCCCTACGCTCCTACTGTCGCGTTTCGATACGTTGGCGCGTCTGCCGGGGCGACAGTTGCGGGTCTCGGCGTAGAGGTCTGGTAGGGTGCCGTTCTCCCTGCCGGGACAGGTCATGCCCGACCACATCGGGCGCAAGAAGAGACGACTTGAAACGTCGTGGGGGTATGCGCTCGGGGGAGTCGCCCCGCCAACCCCCTATGCCGACTACACGTCCGCCGGGGCGAAGGCTGTCGATAACGGCTGGTATGAGGCCTACGTCGAGCCCAACAACGGGCCTGACGGCTGGGTCACGCTGAGGACCACCACGGGTTCTGTGACAATTGCGGCGGCTCCAAGCCAGGGTTCAGTAACTCGCGCCCGCATCTTCGGTCCATACAACCTGACTGCGGCGGCTTCCGGCGTCGGTGCGTCCATGGTGCAGGGTTGCGTGTTCAACTCGCGCGGGGCCAATAGCTACGGTCGCGCGGCTTTCCCGACCCGCTCCGTCACTGTGGCCTCGTCTAAGACGGTGGGCCTGTTCATTCAGGGCATCGAGATCACCGCCGACTACATCTGGCTGTCGTCCAAAGAGACGAATCAGGTTCTGCGGCGCTTTGCCAATCCAGCGGGCTCCACGCTTGGCGCAGCACTGGCCGAGAACCTCAACTGCGAAGCCGGGTTGACCGGCACCTACAACCACATCGGAGCCATGCAGCGGGATGGGCTTGGCCGCATCTGGGCGGGCCTCGAGAGCTACAGCGCCGTGACGTTCAGCCAGCGTCAGACCATCGCGTGGTTTGATGAGATGACGCTGGTGCGGCAAGGGGCCGTGTCAATCGCTGCGGCGCTGGCTGCGGCAGGCTTCCCCGACTACGGCGTTGGTTCGGTATCGGTGAACGCTGCCGCCGACGAGGCCTACACCATCGACTTCAGCCGCCCTGACCGCTTCTTCGTCTGGGGCATGGCGGCCCTGCTCGCCGGAACCGCAACCCTGAAGGAGATCGTTCCAATCGGCGAAATCTGGGGCAACGTTCAGGGTATGAAGTGCGACACGGCGACGGGGAGCATCTATTTGCTAGGTTCGCGCGTCTACGGCTCCTCGGGCGGTCCGGTCGTTGGGCGTGTCACGCGACAGGGCGTAGGCGTCAGCGAATGGATATTCCCAGCCGTCACGGGCGAGCCGGAAGACATCGCGTTCCTGGGCAGTCAGATCATTACGACGGTCAATGACGCGACTTCAACGCTCAACTACACCGATATTCCGGCCCCGGTGACGCTGGGTCTTGGCGGCTGGACCGGGGCCGCTGATTACGCATGGCGCGTGGGCGGCCTGAAGCTGGGGAGCGCAAACCCCGATTATTCGGTCATGGTCTCCACGGTCGCCACTTCGCTGGCGGCCTTGAACACCCTGTTCGACAACGTATCGAACGCCAACATTCATGAAGGCTGGATCGGAACCAACGGCAGCGTCAATGGCCGGATCGACCTGACGCGCACCTTTGCCCTCGGACTGACAGCGGGCTCGCCTCTGGCCTATGGCTTCGCGGCGTCCAGCAGCGGCCCGAACGCGGGTCAGGAAGTCCTCTACGCCAACGGATCGCGCCGCTCGACCGGAACCGACGCGACACCGACCGTATGGCCTGCCAACGGAGACCTTGGCTATTGGGGCGCACACCCCACCAACACCAAGCTCACTGGGTCGGGCCGCTACGCCTATGCGTTCAGCGGCATCAAGACCGAGGCGGAAATGCAGTCCGTCGAGGCTGACCCGTTCATCGTCTGGACACCGACCAATGCTCTGACGGCGGGACAGAAATCACAAATCGCCTCCTCCTGATCACCGATTCTAACCGAGAAGCGTCATGTTCTACCCCGCGCCCCAGGTCACCAGCGCCCAGCTTCAGGCCGTTGCATCCAGCGTCCCGGCTCCCGCGTCGTCTGATCCCGCGCCCATCGCGGTTATGCCCGTTGTCGGTGCATTGGCCCCCTATGCTCGCGCAGATCACGTCCACGCCTCGAAAACGCGTCGGTCTCGCCTACAGACCGCCAGCAACGGCACCCTGACGTGGACATATCCGGTCGCCTTCGATGCGGGTGTTGTTCCGCAAATCATGGCGATTGTAGAGACGGCTGACGGCGTAACTGATGTTGTGAACGTTCAGATTGAGGGAACACCAACGAACACCTCGGCAAAGATCAGGGTTAATCGCACTCAACAGTCTGTCGTCTCTCTCCTCGGACTGACAATCCTTTCCGTTCCTGCCAGTGTCGGCGTCCAGTGGGTTCACCTGTCAGCATTCGGATAACCCCGGCCCATCGGCATATTATTGCCGTCGCGCCGTAGTTCCGTGCAAGGATTTGCCAAACTCAAGACCTGAGGGTATATGATCGTCTGACGGATAAAGGACGGTCCATGGCTGATAGCGACGACGACAAGCTGTCGATCCACGAAGAGGCCCTTGAACTCTATGAGATGAGCATCAGCGCGGACTCGATCAATCGAGAGAACCAGCGCGAAGATATTCGTTTCATCAAGATGCGCGAGCAATGGCCTGAGGCCGTTCGTCGTGCGCGTGAAGATCAGGGCCGTCCGTGCCTGACAATTGACCAGCTTGGTCCTGTCGTGCGTCAGGTCGTGAACGATTGCCGCCTGAACAAGCCTGAGATCAAGGTCAAGCCGGTTGACAGTCACGGCGACCCCAAGACCGCTGAGATCATCGGCGGCCTGATCAAGAACATCGAATACACCTCGAATGCCGACGTAGCCTATGACACCGCTGTTGACTATGCGGTGTCGTCGTCGCGTGGGTTTATGCGCGTGGTCTCGGAATACGCGACAGACGACGCGTTCGAACAAGACTTGATGATCCAGCACGTCGCTGACCCCCTCACGATCATCCCTGACGTTTACTCCACGGCGGCTGATTCGTCGGACTGGAACTATTGCTTCGTTCTGGAGCGCGTGACGCGGGCGGAATATCGTAAACGGTTCAAGCGCAAGGAGGTTGTCGATTGGGATGACCTCGCGACGCTGAATAACGACTGGTTCGGCGACGACTCGGCCATGATCGCCGAGTATTGGAAGCGTGTTGAGGTTCCGGCGTGGGTCGCCATGCTGTCGAACGGCGAAACCCAGAAGTTTGAGGAAGAGCCTGATCC